ACTTCCCCTCTCGCAATAACTACAGCGGAAAACGTTAATGCTTCATTTGCTACAACGTCCGCCACCACGGGCGACACACGCCTGTCGTACAACCGATTGACCTTTACCTCTACCGGTTCAGGCGAAACATTTCGTGCTTTGACCCGAGTGACAGGCACTAACGGCGCTACCGGCGGCACAATCAACGGTGCGCACATCTCTACTTCAATTAACACGGGCGGCACAATTTCTGGTGCAGCTAACGCTATTCGTGCAACTTTGGGAGGCTCCGTAGCTTCTCCCGGCGGCACTTTGGCTGTTCTTCAGTTAGACACCGATTATTCGGTTAACGCTACTTTGCCCGGCACAGCCTCGTTTATTCGCGTGACGGACAGCGGCGCAAACACAGGTGAAGTTCCTTTGTTAATGAACATTGAAACAGCTCCCGCTGCCACAATTGCTCCTACAGCAAGCAGCGTGACTACTGTGTCTAAAGCGATCAAAGTCATGATTGGCGGCACTGTGTACTTCGTCCCTGCCTATGCTACGTTTGCATAATGCAAATTACCAAGGAATTCTTGGAGACTGAGATTCGTGACCTTGAGACTGAAGCACAGAAGGCCCAAACCTTTTTGATTCAATCTCAGGCCACAATCCAAGCGTACAAGATGCTCATAAACAGGCTAGACGCACCAGAACCGGAGCAACAACATGACAACTGATGTCAAACAAGCGCATATAAACTTAAGCGGTTTCTTAGTGCTGGGGCGCAACCGCGTCAGAGCTTTGTCTTATGTGGGAACAGCTACAGCAGGAACATTGGTGCTTTTTGATACTGCCACTGTTCCTGTGTCTTCAAGCGTCACGTACGGGCGCACGGGAACAACCGTAACAGTAAGCAAGACGGCTCACGGTTTAGTCACCGGGGATGTGGTTGGAATTCACTTTGAAGCGTCTCCCTCGGCTACGGATGGCAACTATGTTATTACCAGAGTTGATGCAAACAACTTTACGCTCACTGACATTAACACTGGGTCTATTACAGGTAGCCCTGCAGCGGTGTATGTCAGCGGCGGCGGTTCGTGGCTCTTGACATATGAGTCGTCGGCGACAGACATCTTCAACAATGCTCCTGAAATTCCAGAGAGTGGTGTGTTAGCAATCAAGGGTGTCTATGCGTACATGACCGACATAGCTGTTGCTAATATTTATTATGGCTAAAAAGGGCCCTTCTCTCTCTGTTGGTCGGGGCGAGAAGCTCCCAGCCTCCAAGGGGGCAGGCCTGACCGCCAAGGGCCGAGCCAAGTACAACGCTGCCACGGGCAGCAACCTTAAGGCTCCGCAGCCCCAGGGCGGCAAGCGCAAGGATTCGTTCTGCGCGCGCATGTCAGGCATGCCAGGGCCGATGAAAGATGAAAAGGGTAAGCCGACTCGCAAGGCGGCTGCTCTCGCAAGATGGAAGTGCTAAATGGAAGTCAATACGATCTGGTTGGGAGTTCTTTCCGCTGCATTTGGCGGATTGTGGTTTTTCATTCGCGAGAAATTTGACGAGCTCAAACGAATTGACATCCTGTTAAATAAGACTCGCGAAGAGATTGCTCGTGATTACACGACCAATGCCGAGGTGCAGAGAATTACTGATCACATTGATCAAAGGTTTAACCGGCTCGAAGAGAAGATTGATCAGCTCATTCGGGGGACGGGTAAGTAATGTATTTGACAAGCAATATCCCGTATTTTAAGTGCTGGGTTCGTAAGGAATTTACGAATGGGCACCAGAAATATCAGGGGGAATACCTTCATGCGTTGGCTGTTGCAGTAACAACCATCCCTGACAGGAGCTTGAGTTTTCAGGTTATTTTTACGGGCTGTGAGTCCGATGATGGCAGTCAAGAGAATGTTCATGGCGGGGCCATGTGGGCACGGATGCCGCTGGCTGCGCTGGTTGGGGATATCCCGCTGGAGACGTGGCCAGAGCGGATGCTCAACCACCTGTCACAGCCGTGGGACTGCAACTCGTACAACCACAGCATCATTAGCTTGGAGAGGGCAAAGCCGTCCCCTTGGATTTGCAAAATTAACAATGAGTTTCACACCGGCAGGTACTTGTTCACGGTAGACTACGCAGAGAGCGATGTATCTGAAGATCCATCGCAGCACAAACAGAGTCACGTGTTGATACTAACAGACGCGGGCAAGTGGACGGGAAACATTGTGGCGCTGCCTAACAACAGGGTCCGTGTGACAAGTCCCGCCTACTGGGTTACGGGACAGGGAGCGCCTGATTTTAGGCCAAACCAGTGGATTCACTGTGCGGAGCAAGACGATTCGTACATGGATGCAGAAGAAACTTTTAACAACCTCTACCAGGAGAAAAAAGATGATGAACTCTAAGATGATGGCCAGCGGTGGCATGATGAAGTCTAAAATGGGTGCCAGCGGCGGCATGAAGAAAAAGGGCTATGCTTCCGGCGGCGTTGCCGACATGGCTGGCCCACAAGGCACGACCATGAGCCAGCCCGTCAAGAAATCAGTGTCAGGTGAAACTGTTTCAGTGCGCGGCGTCGGTGCAGCCCGTGCTCAAAAAGCAACCATCTATTAAAAAATGACCACCTCAGGCGTCTCCTCCTACAACCCGGACTTCGATGAGATCATCACCGAAGCGTATGAACGCTGCGGCTTGCAGGTTCGGGATGGGTACGACGTTTTATCTGCACGGCGCTCTTTAAACTTGATGTTTGCTGAGTGGGCCAATCGCGGATTAAATCTGTATACGATTGAGCAGCGACAGGTGGTCTTGGTTGCTGGTACGTTTGAGTACACGCTGCCGGACGATACGGTGGATGTTTTGTCGGCGGTGATACGTACTAATTCTGGCCAGTCTACTCAGCAGGATATTACGATTGACCGGATTGGCAGCGCTGAGTATTTGCACGTTCCCAACAAGTACACCACTTCGCGTCCTGCTCAGTTTTATGTGCAGCGCACAGTGCCAGCAAAGCTGTTCCTGTATCCCGCGCCCGACTCCACCCAGGCGTACATCTTTCGCTACTATGGCATTCGCCGTATACAGGAAACAGGGGCAGTCACCAACACAGCGGACATCTCTTTTAGGTTTTTGCCTTGTTTGACTGCAGGCTTGTCGTACTATTTGGCTGTTAAAAAGGCTCCAGATCGTATTGTGATGCTCAAGCAGTTTTATGAGGAAGAATTTGCAAGAGCTGCCGCAGAGGACACAGAACGCACTGGTTATTTTGCAGTACCTACCTACGGGGAGAGTTACTGATGGCTGGTTACACGTCTGGCAAATTTGGTCTTGCTCTGTGTGATCAGTGCGGCCAACAATTTAAGCTCAACGAACTCAAAAAAGAGTGGACTGGGTTTAAGGTTTGCGACGAGTGCTATGAGCCTAAACATCCTCAGCTTGAGCCTAAGCGCACAATAAATGAGCCCCAGGCTTTGTTGGAGCCACGTCCAGAATCGCGTCTGGGTGTTAACGTTTATGTAGGGGACGCTGGAGATTCTTCTTTTGCAAGCATTGGCATGCAGCCCATGCCACTTGCAAGACCTTTAGTAGCAGGCCCTATGCTTGGAACGGTTACGACGAGCATCACATGAACTACACTCAATTAAGCGCTGCCATTCAGGCGTATACAAACAATGTCGATACAGATTTTGTAGCGCAGATCCCTGTTTTTGTAAAACAGGCAGAGCAGCGAATTGACAACACTGTTCAGGTTGCCAATCTACGCAAGAACATGACGGGAAATGTGCAGGCAGGCAATAAATATATTCCTTGCCCTCAGGATTTTCTTTCTTCCTACTCTTTTGCACTCTATGCCAAGCCTACGCCAACGGCTACAGGTACGGCAGCAGCTTTAACAATTGTGGTGTCTAGCGCCACAGACATTGTTGCGGGCATGATTGTCTCGGGCACAGGCATTGCAACTGGGGCGGCTGTTTCTACGATCGTAGGAACTACAGTTACGCTTACGATTGCCAACACAGGAACAGTGTCGGGCACTGTGACGTTTCAGGGTGATTACCTTTACTTGTTAAATCGTGATGTCAACTTTATTCGTGAAGCGTATCCAAATCCATTACAACGCGGCAAGCCCAAGTACTATGCTATTTTTGGCCCTAATGTCAGTGATGTAAATGAGTTGGTTTTTATCATTGGGCCCACGCCTGACGCCAACTATGAAGTGGAACTGCATTTCTACTACTATCCCGAGTCTATTGTTACGGCAGGTACTTCCTGGCTTGGTGACAACTTTGACACGGTGCTTTTGTATGGCTCGCTGGTGGAGGCGTACACCTACATGAAGGGTGAAACCGACATGATGGGACTGTATGACGGGAAGTACAAAGAAGCGCTCGCTCTGCTGAAGAACCTGGGTGATGCTAAGCAACGCGGCGATGCCTACCAAGATGGCCAAGTCAAACTGCCTGTGAGGTAATGCATGATCACCGCCGGATTGACCAACAGTTTTAAACAGCAGCTCTTGTTGGGGGTGCACGACTTTAGCGTGGATACGATAAAGATTGCGCTGTACACGTCTGCCGCTACGTTAGATGCCAGCACCACGGTGTACACCACTTCAAATGAGACATCCGGAACGGCGTACACGGCAGGGGGCGAGATACTCACCGGGGTCACGGTAACCTTGACGGGCAGCATTGCATACGTGTCGTTTAACAATCCAACCTGGAACGGGTCGTCATTTACGACACGTGGGGCGCTGATTTACAATTCTTCCAAGAGCAACAAGTCAATTGGCGTGTTGAATTTTGGGCTTGACCAGACAACGGTAAACCAGCAATTTCAAATACAGTTCCCGCCAAACAATGCAGACAATGCGCTCATTCGTGTTTCTTAAAG